TCATAGCATTTCCGTGTCATTTATAGACTGTTCTATGGGCTTGTAAGCACCCCAATCTGCAGCAATTGGCATCGTTTCCATATCTGGGAATCCCGCTGACTTCGGCCAGTCTCTGAGGGACTGCCTATATGCCCGCAAAATCAATCGACCAGCGGGGGTTATAGGGTAATCGGCCAGCATGTATTTGTCCGTATCCTGGAGAGCCTTGTCACGCGCTATTCTTGCTTCCATCTCGTTCATATCCTGCTCCTTTGAAGACTATTTTATCAAGTGCTGACTGCACCGATCTCTGCGAATTACTGTGCTTATAGTGAGCAATAAATGACATCACTGATTGTCGGGCTTGCTTCTGACTAATTTTACCTTCGCCATACTGATTGGCTAGGTGTTTCAATCTTCTTACCGCCCTTCGAAACGCCGGCTTTGCTGGAAGAATATGTGTTGGCCATACCCTGAATCCACAGAAATGGATGCCATTAGATTCCTTCACTATGCCAGACTTTGGATTCATCTCTAAAGAAAGCACATCTTCAACATAAAGGGAGATTTTGCTTTCTATATCTTTTGCTTCCTCTTTTCTTGGCACCAATACCACAAAATCATCCATGTAGCGCAGATAGAACTTACATTGAAGGGTTTCTTTCACAAAATGATCTAGATTGTCGAGATATAGATTTGCCATGAGCTGAGAGGTAAGAGCCCCTATTGGCAGACCTTTTACACCCGATGAGTCGATGATTGTATCCAGGAGATCAAGAACGTCGCGATCCGCAATTGTACTCCGAATCACACGTTTTAAAATGTCGTGAGGAATGGAGGGAAAATACCCTTTTATATCCCCTTTATAGGCGTAATATGATCCCCATTTTTCGTGAGCAAGCTTTTCAAAATACTGAAGCCTAGCCACTCCGGCATGATTGCCTTTCCCTAATCTGCAAGCGTAAGAATCAAAAATAAACCGACGCTCCAGGAGCGGCTCGATGACTGCACATAATGCGTGGTGAACAACTCGATCTCTAAAAGCTGGGGCAGCAATAAGTCTTCTCTTTGGTACAGTGATATAGAACTCCCTAGGGGGAGTTGGTTGGTACATTTTCCATACCATCTCATTTTGAAGCTGTATCAAATTTTCCTCTAGATTTTCAGTAAACATTAAAACATCACGTGTATAACGTTTGCATTTTGAGGCCCTACGATAAGCCGCGAGAAGAGACTCAAAGTCTATTATTCTTGACCATAGATTTGTATATGTTTTCACAATAAAAGAACTCCGGTACGGCGGTCGAAGTATTCCTACTGGTCGCCCAGAGAAGTGTTTATTCTCCTTACAGGAAGGAACTAGGCTCTTTTTGTCGAAGGCTCCGGTATAAGGTCCTTGAACCGTATACATCAGGCTGCCGACGAAAACTGGCCGGAACGCGTTCGTGTTCGACCGGCGGTTGTTGAAGTTGCAGTACGACGGCCCAGCGTTCGACGTGTTGTTGTAGTTGCCGCCCCGATTCGCAAAGCGCTCCATTATTCAGCCTCGTCCCGATTGTGTAGCTGATTTGATCCAGCCACCGATCATCCTTCCAACCTCATCTACAAGTACAGCTAGTTGGCCATACTTTTTCTCACTCAAATACGGGGAACCGTTAACCTCAAGGCGCAATGCCAGACGTAGCAAGATTTTAAGCTGGCCGACTTCGGTGTCAGCCTGGATCATGCAACGCAATTTTTCACTATATCCATGCACTTTGTTTCCCCTTGAAACAAAGAGAGCGGCACGGATCCCGCACATCGTCGTCTCTTTCGCTAGTGTGAATCTTTCTGATTTTGGATACTTCTGGGCTGTCTGGTATAGAACCACGTTGAGATCTTCGAGCTTTTGTGATAACGCAAATGGTTCCATATCAGACTCCAGATATCAGAGATCAGATTACACGGGAAAAACCGGCCGGAACGCGAGCGTGCTCGACCGGCGGTAGTAGAAGAAGCAGTACGACGGCCCAGCGTACGACGTGTGGCTGTAGTTGCCGCCCCGATGCGCAAAGCGCTCACCGTTATTGCGCACGTATCCATATCCCTCAGAGGCGCTAAAGGGGAACGGGCCACCAACCCTCATTTTGGGCGAAAGCCCCATGAGAAATGCTGTACGGCGTGCAAGAAAATCAATGGCGTCGTAGCCAGCCTGGATGCCATAGCTCGTCCAGGCAGCTGCAGCATAATCGAGATCTCTTGTGTCAGCTTTTATTGTCACAAAATCTCTTGTTGGGACTACGCTTGCTGTGTAGTTTGCTACGGCCGCATCGAGACGCGGAGTCCCGACATTATCCGCCCCCGCATCATTTCCTGCAGCTGAAGAATCGAAGAAAATCCCCGTGGCGATCCAGGCCTCTTCGCCGGCCAACGAGAGCAGAGCGGGGTCATTGTCATGCGCAGCGATATAGAGTTGGCCATCCATGAGCTTATAGCCATCGGTCCACTGTGACTTGTTGCCGACAAAGTCGTGGATCCCCCATTCATCCCGATTATGAGTCCATAATTTACCCCCTGTCCCGCCCAGGGTATATGGATTTGACCCTATTGATGTATCTCCAGGGCGTGCTCGGTCTCCCCGAATTCCTCCCCATTGCGATTCTGTGGCCTTGTGGCTGCGGCCGTAGTTCGTGTTTCCTACTGGCACCACGCCTTTTCGTAGCGCATCCTTCTGGATTGCCGACCAATCAAGACCGGTCATAGGACGGCATCCACCACCGAATGCGGCGCAGTAGGCCCTCATGTTGTCGAACGTAACCGAAGCCGGGATCTGCCCGGGAATAACGAGCGGCTTTCCATTGAACACCGCGGCTTGGAATCTACCAATCCACAAGCCTGCCTTCTTTACGCCAGCCACAGAGAAAGCAGGATCGATGTCGTTGTAGGCGTTGATTCTCAGCGTAATGGTCGCCGTGCCATCCGAGACGGCGTCCCCAACATTAACGCCATACGCGGGCGGGGCAGCCCCTGTCGTTCCAGCCGTTGTAACTTCATAGAGTTGGCCATTCGCCTGAAGCAATTCACCAATAACATAGCTAGTGCTGTTGGCTCTTGCCCTGGAGAAGTATGGAGAAACTTCAGCGAGCGAGAAGGCCGGAAGGAGAACTACTTCACACGGAGTTTTCTGACCGTCAGCCGAATAGAAAATGGTCGCTCTCCCCCCGGAAGCCCGCTCGAGTTTTGCTCTCTCTTGATCGGGGAAGAATATCGTCGGGACGGTCCAAGGAGCTGAAGCTGAGGTTGCTGCCATTGCGGTTTTTTCAACAGCTGCCAAGCGTTTGAAGGTTATTCCTTCAGCAAGGTCGTCTTCCGTAATCTCGTTTAACTGCTTCCCTTCTAAGAGGTCAGCATCGAGCCCTGAGTTTGCCCCGTCTACGGTTTTTAGCTTGGCGAGGATATCCGCGGCGAGCGACGACTCAGTATTAACAACTTGGTATGGCAGTGATGATTGTGGATACGACATACTACCTCCTTACGCCGCGTAAAACGCGATGCGGATCGTGCCGGATGTGCGGATAAATTTGATCGCTGTCACCCTGGCTGGGATCGTAACCTGAGCACTGGCTGTGCGAGTCCCGCCCAGCGTATACCAATCGGGAGTTCCGGAGCGAATCGTTTCAAACTTATTCGCCGTTGCCAGCACCTCGTATCCGCCAACGCCATCGATGGTCGCCTGCCAGGTCAAGGCTGAAAGACGTGCTGGAATGGAAAACACCGCTGATTGCGTCACCGCATCCAGGGTTATTTCGTGGTTGATGCCGAGCACACCGCTTTGCAGCATGTCGGGATTTATGATTATTTCGGCCATGGCTTACTCCTTTTTCTCCAGCTCACCGGCTGGCGCAGCGGGTGCAGATTGAGCTGCTGGCGCCCGTTCCGAACGCACCACAATGGATGCAAGTTCGGCGTACAATCCCACTACTCCCGCGCAGGGCTGCTTGCCCAGATAGCGCAACAGATCCGTTGCGAGCTTCGTCGGGATTTCAATTTTGTCCATAAAATCCTCCTGCCAAAGTGGCTATCCAAAACATAAAGTCCTGGATCTCGTAGTACATTTCCAGACGCCCAAGAAACATAGAAATAATTCCCATAACCTCTCCTTATATTTTTATTTTCAAAAATCCGCTTGAATCGACGTAGACAATCCCCGCCTCGTAGTTCGCGTCATAACCCGCCGGAAGACCCATGAATTTGAACGTTCTCGCCGAGGCGACTAAAGAAAGAGTCCCGGATACAGAAAATGAGACACCTTGACTTAACGCCGCTGCTGGATTTGTCGGAGCCGCCGTCCCATCGTTTGTGCCCGTCCCTGTGGTTCCAGTATTTATCCAGGTCGATGACGGCTCGGACCATTCAGCAAGATTCTCAATAGCCGTTCCGGCTGTGTTATAAAGCTTAATTGTGCACGATGAGCGAATCGGCTGCCTGCGCCATAGAACCCATGTATCTACTGTTCGATAATAAGTAACCCAGGCATATGTTGGGGGCACAAAGTGAGGAAGTCCAAACTCGTCGTACCACACCCCGCCTGGATCCGTCATCTCATAGACTTGGTATGATTCCTGAGTAGTGCCAGTTTTCTGCTTATATTCATATGTTGAAGTTGATCTTGTGATCGAAAACTCAACGGCAGATAGCGTTTCTTCACCATAGTTTCCAGAGCATGAATATCGTCCACCAGTCAAACCAGTAGAGGTCTCAAGTCCTAAAATGAAATCAGCGACATATCCTGCAATTTGCAGCGTTGTTGATGACGGAGGGGCGAGATTAAATTCCATTGGACCGGCATGGATAGAGCCTTCAAACGATCCACCTTCAGCGTATACCTCACCGCGGAGCACTAATTTTTTTGTAATAGGATCGATGCTAAATATGGTCTCGCCGTCAATCTTGCACAGTATCCCATTATCTTCATCTATGTAGACTTCAAAATCCGTACCGATGGCAGGATTTGTATCAACTCTCAAGCGTTTTGCGGAAAGCGCTTGTATTCTGGCCTGTATCGCCGTGAATACTTCAGTAGAAACCGACTCCATCTCGAGGTGTCGGCCGCGGATTGTCCCGGGTACTAATACTTCGTCGGCATCTACGAGGAACTGCGAAGACAGAGCACCGACTTGAGCCATAGCAACACGCAGCGCGGCCAGATCTTCACTGGTCGCGGCAGGAGAAATTCTGTATCGGACATCCGATTCCCAGGTCTGTCCCCCGTCCTCACTCCATGGTGCCAAATATTGCTCGTACACAGCGTCGAAAACGGGACGATCGGCAGCATCCAGGAGCGATCGAATGGCATCATGGCGCTCAAGAGAAATCACACTAGGGAGGGTAACCGTCAAGGCCATGATCGCCTGGACATCGGACCAGGTTCCGTCTTCCGGATTGAACTGGCTGGCTCTCACCCTTGCTGCGATCTGCCCCGCCTGCTGGACGATCTGAGATGACAGGGACGACTCGCTTTCGGTCGCGCGCAGCACTTCGGAGGAGATCCTGTCAGCCTCGATCGATAGCTGCGCCATGAGCGATTCGGTCGAGGAGCGCTGTTCGGCGACGGCTAGGTCGATCCTATTTCCTGCGATAACAATGCCCGCAGTGCTTTCGGAAAGCGCCTCATCCACACGGAACGCGATGAGGTCTTTTAGCTGCTCGATGAGCGATCCATTCGTGATAATGCCATCTTCTGACGCCTGAATCCTGGTTGCAAACGTCCCGGGCTCCAAGAGAAGCTGCGCCCACGCGGCAGCGGCCTTATAGGCTACCGATCCGTCTTCTTGGGGATCGAGCGCAATTTCAGTTTGCTCGACGCGCATGATTATCGCGTTTCCGAGCTGTAGAATCTGAGAATCGGTATAGCTGGCCGCGGCCATTGTCGCTGCCTGTTCCGCGGCATCAGCTTTCGCCTGGGCGTCTGCAATAGCTCGCTGTTCCTCTTCGGAGACTATGCCATCAGCGTATGCTTTAGCGGTAATCTCGGCAAGATTTGCTTTAGTTAGAGCATAGTTTTCCGCAGCTTCGCGGGCGGCTGTTGCCTTGGCCGAGGCGTCGGCGGCGGCGGCTTCTATCGCCGCAGCGCGCGCGGCATCCGCTTTTGCCTGGGCATCTGCAATAGCTCGCTGTTCCTCTTCGGTGACGATCCCGTCGGCATAGGCAGCCGCAGCGGCTTGAGCAGCGGCGGCCTCATTGGAAGCCACCTGACGCAAGGTTCCATCCAGCGCCAACATGTCCAATTCAACGCTCGAAAGGATCGACATGGCTGTTTGGTCAATGTAGGATCGGGTGTCAACAATGCCCCGGGTTCGATCTTCGATCTCCTGGGTTATTCTCCCGGCTTCCTGGACAATTCGTGATGAGAGGTCTACTTCCACTCCCGTGGCGCGGCCGACTTCCGATGTGATCCGGTCGGCTTCAAGGAGGATTCTTGCCCACAGGGAAATATTCTCATCTTCCTGGCTGGCGACAATGAGATCAATCCTATTTTGTGTAAGAACAATAGATGATGAAGCCTGCGCTTCTAGCTGGTCCAGAGCGGCCAGGAGCGTTTCTCGGGTCTCGAGAGCGGTCTGGTCGATAGATCCCGCGACGTCAGCGACCGAGAGTTCGATCGCATCGGCTCGCTGTGCAATCGCGGAAACAGATGCTTCAACGGGGGCAAGGGCATCTATGATTTCTCCCGTGACCTCTAGGGCCGTGACGAATGATGAAATCTGATCGACGGTGGCGATCCAGGCGGCCTGGCCTTTTTCCGCGTCGTCGCCGGCAAGGAAAAGCTCATATCGATCGGACAGCTGTGTTACCTGCGTGTATGCTTTTGTGGGGTGAAAGACATTTTGGGCATCGGTGTATCCGCCATCAGCGACGATCTGAGCGATTCGGTCGGCGTTCTGAATAATCAGGGAAAGATTGATGATTTCCCCACCCACATTCAGCTCGGCCAAGATCGAGTTGATGGAGTCGACGGTCAGTTGCAGGGAGGCGATCTTTGCCTTTTCGGCATCATAATCCGACACCGATGCTTCGATTTCATCCGCTTGTATCTCGAGGGCGGCGATCCTTGTGTGGTCTCCGGAGAATTCAGCGACTATGGCCTCAATTTCATCAATGGTGACTTCAAGCGATCCAACGCGGTCTATTGCTCCGGCGGTATCCTGGGCGATAAGAAGGATCCGCTGTTCGGCGATGATCATTCCTTCGTCACGGGTGGCCATTTCACGCTCGAGGATATTGGCGAGGGCCTCGATTGATAGGAGATCTCCGGCCAGAATATCGGGAGACGAAGGCGCATTCGGTCCATAAGGAAATATTTCAGGCTCCAGGGAATCAAGCCGGTCGCGTTCGGCGGCCACTTCGGCGAGGCGAGCCTCTCGTTCAACATCGACAGCAGAAGGCGCTTCCACACCCTCAGGCCAAAGCTCAGAGACTGATCTTTCATGCTCATCAACGAAGCCGGCCTCTAGGGTTGCGCGATCTAGTGCGCCATCGGCGATATCGCCGTCATGCACGCGCTGCAGCCCTTCTTCAACATTGGTAAGGCGGTCGTCCTCTGCAGAGAGCTGCTCGCCAAGCTCTACGATGCCCGCATCGGCGTGCGCCTGGCGAATGCGCGCGGCGATGAGCTCGGCGATTGTCTGGCCAGGGCCGGGATCGGTGCCGAGACCGGCGAGGATCGCGGGATAGTAGTCAGACTCTATTATGAGGGGCGAAAGCCCCTCGATTTCGTAATTATAGAAAGTCCTCCGGTCGATAGAACTTTTCCTGGCGACGATGCGCCCGGTTACATCGATCCCTCGCGACGCGTGTGGAACTCGGACGATAGCGCCACAGGCGATCGCGTCGGCAGACTTTAATTTAAGGGATGGCGCACCAAGTCCAGCATAAAGGGCTTTGGCCAAGCGTTCGGCATCGGCGGGCTGGACACAGAGCTCAGCGCTCTGCGTGAGCCGTTTGTCGCCTTCCCCTGTTCCAACCACGATCCGCGGGGCGTCGCTGTCGGCAATCGCGTCCTGGTTCGAATGGATATACTCCAGGGCTCCATAGATCGTAAGCCCTTCGAGGTAGATAAAGCGCTGGTCATCGTTGATGTAGGGGATGGGGCCAACCAACACGGATAGCCCGAGGGCGCTCCACGAGGCGGTCACGGCGCCGTTGAGCGGGTGATCCGCCTCGAGGAGCACTGTATTCCCTGATCTATCAGGGGTTCTCCAATAGCTCACCGAACCATCGGAAGCAATGCGGGCGGTTATTGATCCGTCAAATCGATAGGATCCGAAAAGATCGGTATGGCTGACCAAGTGATCCCAGAAAATAAGCTCTGCACGCAGCGAGGAATACTTCCAGAGCCCTTCTTTGAGCCCTGACACATCGGGCGCCGGTAAGGGGATAAGGATGTCATCTTCAGTGGTCTCGGATCCATCGGCGGCGAGCTTCTTCCTTACGACACCATAGCGCGTCTTCCAGGTCCAGTCCGCGTTCGTTGGAGTTTTGTAGAGATAAGGAGGTACGCCTTCGGAATCGAGATTATACGGCCATACCCATGGCTTTCGATCGGATGGATTGACATAATATCTCGAGTAGACAACATGCTTCACGTCTTCGGCATAGATCGCATACTCAGGAATCCTGTTGAACTTCGCATAGGTGACGGCGACCGCTTTTTCTTCGGTCTCCTTCCTGGAGACACTAAGAGACTTGATGATATTACTTTTTTCGACCGAAAACTCTTCTTCTGGCACCGGATTTTCCACAGCGAACGGGCGAATCACGAGGCGGCCATCAGGAAGCTCGGTTATGTAGTGGCCGGCACAAAAGAGCACATGGGCGAGCTTATCCAGGAGAACATCCCCATCACGCAGCAGTGCAATAGGTACTGCCATGGGGATGACTGGTGCTTCGAGGCCGCGCGTCCAACCAAGGCGCGACAGCATGAGATGGACGTAGGACATAGAGGGCGCCGCGGCATTGCATACAACGGGGCTCCCTGAGGATCCAAGATCGACGGTCTCGCCTTTGTGTTCAGCGGTCAGACGCGACATGGATCCCAGGCATTCAACCGAAAGCGTATCGGCGCGGCCCATGCCTGAGAAGTCGAGGCCGGTCAGGGGACGAACATAACCCGTAAAGAGCGGAACGGCATCCCGGGCGATAATCACCTCAACGTCGTCTTCCAGGAGAAGGGAGGCGGGAGGGCCTGCAAAAAACATCTTGAATGAAGCGGAATTGATTGTGGGCGTGTAGCCGGAGCTATATTCTGACTCGCGAATCTCGAGAGAGTTTTTCTGTATGAGATTGACGTTCAGATAATTAGTGAGTTCGTAGCTCGTCGCGCCCTTGGAAATAGTGACCGTGATCATGCGACAAGCCCCTTCAGCAGGCCCTCGCGCTTCAATCCCTTGAACGCATCGAGCATGGCGAGCGCTTGGTCGCGGCTGGTACCTTCGGGGAGGATGAACTGTACACGCTCGATGTACATATTACCTGAGGTCTGACCGGATAGTCCGAGTTCCTCAAGCTTTGATTTACGCAGCGGAAGAACGACCTCCTCCTGGTTGCGCTCGCCGATACGCACGAGCGCGCCCATAGAAGACCCTGGAGCATAGGCTCCTTCGTACGCGGCGGGGTATTGCTGACCCGCCACGATCGCCGCCTGAGCGATGCCCATACCTCCGATCAACGCGGACACCCAGGGAGCGGTTATGGGATTCGCCCACGCTTTCGCAATGCCAAGCGCCGTAGCAATGGCGATTTCGGCCAACTTGGAAGACTTCTCAATTTCGAATTCTTTCTTGCCGATCGCATATTCTTTCGCCGCTTTTTCCTTGTCCAGGCGCTCTTTCTTAGCATTCATCTGGAGCTCGAAAGCGACGGTATCCGCCCCGTTTTTCCGAAGGATGTCGAGCTGGCGGGATGAGCTTTTTTCGTAGGATTCTATTCGATCATCAATGCCCGCAAGCTCTTCTTTCAGCGCGTTGGCCGCATTGTCCTTGATGGAAAGAAACATCTCCCCGAGGAGGCGCTCGCCGGCTGTAGCCAGTTCTTGGAGGCCTTCCTTGCTGTCTTTCACGAATGCTATCAATTTGTCTTTGGCGGGGTCGGAAATTAACTTGATCCCGAACTGCATTTCAAGGCCGTTCGAAAGGGTTGTAAAGGCGCTTAACGCTTTACCGGTTTGGCCTCCAATCCCCGACAATATTCCAGGAAGCTTCTGCCTCTCCTCCATGAGCTTGACGCCTTCCTGGAGGGCGAGTACCTGGGCGGCTGTCTCGGCGGCCATGGCGGCCCACTTCGTTTCGTTCGCGTTGTCGGAAAGGTAGTCCTGGATCGCCTTGTCGGTGGCCGCCTTTTCCTCCATGAGCTTGACGCCTTCCTGGAGGGCGAGTACCTGGGCGGCCGTCTCGGCGGCCATGGCGGCCCACTTCGTTTCGTTCGCGTTGTCGGAAAGGTAGTCCTGGATCGCCTTGTCGGTGGCCGCCTTTTCCTCCATGAGCTTGACGCCTTCCTGGAGGGCGAGTACCTGAGCCGCCGTCTCGGCGGCCATGGCGGCCCACTTCGTTTCGTTCGCGTTGTCGGAAAGCGATGCAACAAGTGCAGCATCATCTTGCGCCCGCGCATACTCTTTAAGCTTCTCTTTTGCCTTGTCAAGCTCTGTTCCTAGCGCTCCATACGATCCGGCAAGATCCAATACCAGGGACGTTTCGTACGATTTTCCATTCTTCACATCCTCCAGCACAAAACCCTGGAGCATGTCATATTTCTTTTTCGCCCACTCTTCCTCGACGGAGTAGACATCCTCGCCCAACTTTTTCGCGAGCGCAACACGGGCTTCATATTCCCTATCGAGCGCGGCAAGGCGGTCGCCCTGCTTTACGGTTGTTGTTGTACTACTATTACTCCCCGAAGACGGCGGGGTAATGATTGGTTTCGCGTTTGGATTTTTTGGAATGCCATACAGTGTTTCTTTATAGGTTTCGATATCGCTCTGAAGCGCTGCGACCTCATCACGCAGTGCCGCGACATATCCTTCATAGGTCTTCGTTTCTGCCTTCGAAATACCGAGATAGGTTCCACCATCGGGAAGTTTTTTCAATTTCTCGAGAATTTGAGAAAAGTTTCCTAGTTCCTTGACCGCCTGGGTATATCGCGATTCAACCTTTGGAAGCAGTTCCCCTGCTGCCTTCCTCGCAGTCGCAAGAGCTGCTTCATCAACTTTATCCGCCAGCGTTTTATTCGCGGCAGCAAGGTTGAGCGTATCCTGGGTCAGATCCGGGTATTTCTCCTTCAGTATCTGGGCAAGATCGACCATCCGCTTTTGCTCGTCAGCAGAGAGCTTTGTCTTGTCATACAGGGTTTGATATTCCTTAGCAAGGGCCGCGCCTTCTGCGGCCGTTTCCTTATATGCCCCTGCCTTGTCGCGCAGCGCTTTTTCGTGATCGCGCTCCGCTTTATTGATAAGCGCAACGCCTCCTGCTATGGCTGCGGCGCCCGCTATCGCCCAGCCTACGGGGTTCGACGCGAGCATCGTAAGCTTCGCCACCAGGGCCGCTTTGTCCAGCTTTTGGTAGGCGGCCACCAGCTGCATCACTCCGCCCGTGGCTGTCATAATAGGCCCGGCGACTGCGGCCATGCCGAGTATGGTGAGGATGGCCCTGCGCGAGTTTTCGTCCAGCGCTGAGAACTTCTCGGCTGCCCCAGTGACACCTTCCAAGAGGTCCTTGGCCAGCGGAATCAGGCTTTCCATCGCCGATCCAGCGGCGTCTTTCAACGAATCAAGTGCGGTGGAGAGCTTGCCTTCGGCGGTTTCCGCCACCTTCTTCATCATGTCGTGGAAGAGCCCGCCTTCATCGACGAGGCCTTTGAGCGCCTTGTCCACGTCGGAGAATCCGACCTTTCCTTCCTCTACCATCTTCCGGATCTCAGGTACCGGCTTTCCCATGCTCGTGGCGAGGGCTCCCAAAATGGGCACGCCCGCGTTGATGAGCTGGTTGAGATCCTGCATGTTCGCGCGCCCCGCGGCTGACATCTGGCCATAAGCGAGGGCTACGCCCTGGAGCTTTTCGGAATTGCCTTTTGCCAAGTCTCCCAGCATTCGCAGGGTGTCGGTGAGTCCATCGGAGGATACCTGGAAGCCAAGGAGAGTTTGCGCGGCCTGGTCTAAGCCTTGGAAGGCGAGCGGGGTCTGGGCGGCAAGTTTTTTCAGTTCTTCGGTAAAGGGTATTCCCTTACTCATATCGCCAAGGAGGACGCCGTACTTTACGGCTGAGCTTTCCATCGATGCTGCAAATTTCAGTCCGGCAACTCCGGCTGCGACGAGTGGTGTGGTAACGCCTAGTGTAAGCGCACCACCCATCTGGGACAATTTCTGTCCTTGCGTGGCGAGTGCGTCGGCCCGCGCGTCGTTGATGGCCTTATTGTAATACTTTTCTATCGATTCTCGCTTCGCACCGTATTTTTCGGCTTCGGCAAGGCTCTCTGAGAATTCCTTCTTGAGGATCTCAACGCGATTATGAGACAGATCAAATGCTTTTTTGGAGAATTCGGCTTCTATCTGCTCGCGCTTGGCGGCCACCGACTTGGCTTCATCGCCTACCTTCTTCTCGGTATCAATAACCGAAAGGAGGGCGCGGATAGCCTTGTCCATGTCGGGGTCGAGTACTAGGCGCGCACGCTCTTCAACACTCATTTCCGCTCCCGCTCGAGGGCGAACTCGGCATCCTCGATCGCCTCTTTTATTTCTTGGTAGGCTTCAGGCCATTCGAGCCAGCCCACAGGCCCCCAAGGGCATCCGTGTCGTTCGGCGCGCCGGCAGAAGTTTATGACAGGTAAAGCCCAATGGCGGTCTTGTAAAATAGAAGGCAGGTCCGCCACCAGGAACTCGCGACCGGCGATCACGATCGTTCGCCCGTCCGCGGCGGCTTCGCTCCATCCGCCAGCGGGCACGAAAGATTCATCATATCCGCTGGCGCACAGCACGAACACGTCGATTAGTCTTTTTTTTTCTCTATGAGGGCGCCGGGACCGGCGCGGTACGTGAGAACGATGTCCCAGACCAAGTCCGCGAAGATTTCTTCCGGCGCATCGGCGAGCTGTTCGCCCGAGGTAATTCCTTCGAGATTCTCGATGCGAGGGACCCGCTCGCGCAGGACGGCATCGGCGAAGGCGGCAAGGCTCTTATTCGTGGCCCGGCTTACAGTCCTGTCTGGCTCCGTTTCGGTCGGCGCCGACACGGTCTCGAACTCGAGTTCGGGCAGGCGCGAACCTTCGAGCACTGAGGGCCATGATATCGTGACCAAGACACGCTCCGTTTTCGGCAGCTCGAGATTGCCCCGAAAGTTGGGAGCGTAGCTGGTCTCCTTTTCAAAAGGAATCTTCACGCAACGCCTCCTTAGACTTCGACGAGAGCGGCGGGCAGCCTGATGTAAGTCGGCTTGCCAACGAACTTCCAGGATACACCGAAGGTCGTAGTGCTTCCGGCCGAGCCCTTGGAGTTGACACTCTGCAGGTGGATCTGCCCCTGCCAGTAGTGCTTGTCATCCACGAAAAGCTCGACGGTGATCTCCGCCTCCGGATTCGCTGCCACCTCTACGTCGTTCACAGGGAGTTCGCCCTTATCGATGACGTTGGAGAAGGTGTTGACAAAGCCCAGCAAAGGGGCACTGCCGGTGCGGAAGTTCATGTTGGCGCTTCCGGACACATCCACGCCGTCAGGCACTTCGACAGGGTCGTCTACGCCCATCGGCGTGACGTCCAGGTATTTGTAAGACGAGTCGATGGACCAGTCCTGAATGTAAGCGCGCATAGCGCTTCCGTCGAAGGCGGCAAGGCCCATGTGGTTGACGGGGAACTTAAAGCGGGCGAACCCTTCTTTACCTTTTTTGACTCCCGTGAGTGATCCATTGGCGGCTACGGTTTCTATGGCCATAAAAAACTCCTTTCGCTCTTACGCGAATGCACTTTCCGGGACATACAACCGTACATCCCATGCTTCATTCCAATCGAAAGAGCCCTCGAGCTCTTCGTTGCGCAGTAATCGATCGCCGGGCCGGACCGTGCCCATATAGGCCGCGTACCAGGTTCCAGTGTCATCCAAGGGAATATCTCCGCCCCCATCGTCGTTATCAAACAAGGCGGCGAGGGGCTGCGACAGCTTGGCCATCGCTTTGCGGAATTTTTTATCGCCTGACCCCGTCGCCACCAGGTAAAGAGTCAAGGAAATATCCCTGTACCAGATGAGCACCGAGCCATCATCAGACACCCGAGAGACGCGCTGCGCCGGGGGGTTGTGCCGGATGATGATCGCGGGATCCCCTGATACGACGGCAGCCGGCTCGAGCTCAACGCGTATTCCGAGCTTGGATCCTATGCCGGCGCGGAATTTTTCGACGACATCGACGATATCCATCATTCACTCCAGTTTCGCGGCGGCTTTCAGCACATATCGGCCGAGCGTTGCAAGCGATACATCAGACAGCTTCAGGAAAGGCCGCGCGGGGACTTTCACTTCTTTCTTCAGGATAAAGAGTACTTCAGGCTGCGCGTCTTTCTTGGCACTGGCGGGGAGATAAAGTACGGCGCCTGATTTTCCGCCCTTTGCCTGGCGGAAGAAGACATCGAAACCCGCCTTCCTCATGCCCTCGATACAAGCGCGGGGCGTAAGGCCATAGGACTCCATGAGCCTTCTGGTATTCCTTCCGGCCGGGATGGTTAGGAACTTTGCCTTCGTCGCCTTAATAGTGCCACCAGAATGGACAATGTCGGCACCAAGCCGCGCGGTCCATACGATCACCTTGTTACCTTCCACGCGATACGTGATCGATGCGATGAGGTGTCCTGCATCCATGAGTGGCTTCGCCCCTGGCCCCTTTATCGCCCTCGTAAGCGGAGCGTTGGGTTCCCAGGCGCCGTCGCGGATATTCTGCTGCACGAGGGAGACCGCCCTGGCGCCGAGTCCGGAAAGCAAGCGGGGATCCTGGAGTCGAGTAGCCATCGCCTGGAAGGTTCCATTGGAATACAAGCCGCTCATTCTGGGTACCTCTTACGCACAGGGACCGATACCATACCGACAGGAGCGCCAGGGACGTTCGAATCCGCCGGTCTGAAGTCGGCACCGAAGAGGGCAACGGCCATCTCTTCTATAGAAGTACGGCGCTCGCGCGCTTTTCCGGACTGCCCCGTGGCGAGCGCAAGCTCATACACGGCGCGGCCGACAAGGATGTCAGAAATGGCTAGAGCATCTGCAGGTAAAAACTCTTCGATGACATGCCTGGTGGAGCGGAGTTTCGCGAGGAGCCACCAGGCAGCACGGTCAAGAGCCCTCTGCACCGCCGCTTCATCCTGCGCTCCCAAGTCTTCCTGCTCAAAAGCAGAAAGCGCCTGAGTTACGGATGTCACGGCAAGGCCGAGGGCCTCGAGCACCGATGCCGCGTCCTTATAGATCGACGTCCTCGAAGGTAGGGAAGAAGGCAGGAGGACGTCGTCATAATCGGTATACGCCATCGGTGCTATTCCTTTTCCCTAGAATCAAGTCAGGACCTGGGCCTTGACGATCCCCTTCACGTTGACGACGGGTAGGGGCTTGGATTCGCCAATAATATTGATGCCCGAGGGGTCTTTCTTCTCCTCGTAGCTTGCGAAGAAGGGCAACGCCTGCTGCCCAGCTTCCATGGAATCGAGGGCGGCATAGAGCATCTTGAAGCCCGCTTCCTTGTCGACGACGAGGAGATGCTTGGCGGGAACGACGGGTACGGCTGCCCCCGTCGACAGGTTCTTGTACGTATTGGAGAAAAGGCGGATGGTGAATCCGCCACCGACGTTGATTCCGGTCTGGGTCGCTTCCATGACCGAGCGATTGCTGGTCGCACCGGCCAGATCACAGAGCACGGCGAAGACATCGAATCCCGACAGGATCTCGATGGCGTTGCCATCAACCTTCTCCTTGAGCACCTCTAGGATGGCCGCGATACCCTTGATGACGGTGGAACTTTTCGCCCCGACCGCGTCAAACTTAGTCGTGACGTTGGCTGAGGCATCCCCTATGGTGCCGTACTCGACTTCGTAGGGAATGGAGGAGCCGCCGTCGGCGCGCATGTAGTAGTTGATCTTGCCAGTGAGCGACTGGATGGCGAGCGCCTCGGCCGTCGCTCTGCAGGCGCGGCGCAGACGGTCGAACACGTTGTCGATCTCCTGCTGGATACTGGACTCGTTCAGCATCCTCAAGTTGTTGACATCGCTCCCCTTGAGGAACTCTGATGGACTGACCGGCTGGGGCTCGATGTAGTTGATACTCCCTTCCTGGGCGCCAAGCGGATATGACGCGGTACCTCTTCGGACGACGGGTATGTTCCCGGTCGGGAGCCCGAGATCTCTCCAGCCGATGAGCGGCCGAGGTACGTTCTGGGTCACAGGGAAAAGCAGGTCCATGGTCGGGGTCTTGAGGCTGGGGAGCCTGGCCAGGGAATCGACAATGGCCTGGGTAGTGAAATACTTCTTGAGGTCGATATTCATCGCTTCCTCCTTCCTTTACATTGCGTAGATGCCGATAGCCTCGAGGGCAGCGACATCGGCAGCGTCGGCGGCGGCCGCCGCGACTTTGAGCGCCTCGCGGCGCACAGTTCCATGCTTGATGACGAGGGCGGTATCGTCCTCGGTGGTGTCGAGCTCCTCGAGGAGCACACCGACAACCACCCCGAGCGTCAGGAGCCCTTCGGGGTCGTACGCCACAATCTTTCCGTCGGCGTCCTTGGCCAGAAGCTCACCTTCGGGCAGGGTACCGTTGTTGGCGAGCGCGGTCATCGAGACCACGATGCCGGGGTGATGGTTCGTGAGTACGCTCGAAATAGCGGGGCTCACGGATCCGAGATTCGCTTTCATGATTGCTCCTTTTTCGCCTAGAATTTTCCGGCGATCTTGCTCAGGTCTATGGCCGCGGGAGCATCGCCCTCGTGGTCGCCGAGATCAATCCGTCCTTCCTTAACCGAAGCGGGTATCGCCTCGATCACTTTTTTGAGGATGTCGAGCGGATTTGTCTTTTCCTTCTTGCCCTCGGCGTCTGAAAGCTCGATTTCCTCGCCGTCAGACAGGGCGTCGGCCAGGGACAGTACGAGATCCTGTTTGCCTTTAGGGATCTTGCCCTCCATCGCCGTTACGAGGCCCGCCTTGACGCTCGCGAGATTAGCCAACTTCGCGTCGGCCAGATCCTTCTTGAGCTGGGCATTTTCTTCCATTAGTTTCGCTTCTTCCACGCTTTTCTCCTTGCCGCCTTTGGCGGTCACTGTGTCAGAAAATTGCTGCAACTGCTGTGTGAGGGTGTCAGGAATCTTCGCCCCCGACGCCACCATCTCCATGCACCAAGACGTCAGATCTCCGAGCGCCTTGAGCACATCCTCAAGAGCCCATCCCGCGCGGCCCTTGTCCGCGATCCTGCGGATCGCTTCGGTTATCTGGTCGGGTGTGGACGAATAGGAGACGACGTCTTCGTCTCCAAGGCAGAGTGTGGATGCGTCGCTGAAAATCTTGAGGTCCCTGATCTTGGGAGGAATCGCGCCCAGGAATGCCAAGTGATGGAGATACTTCTTCCCATCCTTCTTCCTGGTCTGAATGCCTACCGAAATGTCGTCGTAGAATTTTTCATCCACGGCGTCCGCCAGTTCGTCGTGCATCTCCACCTCGCCCGAGAGGCTATCGCCATCCTCGAGCAGCTCAACGGATTTTACGTTTCCGAACTTGGGCATCCAGTCGGCGAGCTTGTGGCCGAGCGTCACGGGGCACTTCCCATCGAAGGTCTGTTCGCAGTCCGCCAGATCGGCCTTAGTGATAACGGTTCCATCGGGGCCAAACATGCCGGTGTGAGCAAGTTCTCTTTTTACGGTCTTCATGCCTTTATGATGGCGAGGTTTGGGTAGATTTGCTCGAAAGTAGCGGAATGTCAAAAAACGCTCAAGGATTGCCGTGAAGGCGTCCGAAATCAAAACTAGGGTAATTTCACCTCTATAGGGGGATGAATCAAATTTAAACACTTTTTAAACAGGGTAGCGGGCAATTCTGGAAAGAATGTTCCCACAATAATGCGAATTGCCTACCAAAACCCCTTATTTTTACAAAAGTCCATCCTCGGACTCAATCGCTATTCGTGTTTTGGGATCCCACTCCTCGGCCTGAGGATCGTAGGGCTTGCCCTCGGCGAGAGCACGCTCAAGCCGGGCGATAAGGGCGTCATGGTCAAGCCCGGTATCGAAGAGGGAAAAGCCGTCGGCCGGATCGTCCTTGAACTGTTTGTGATACCGATCGATGAGTGCGCCAAGCTCTGAAGTCATTCTTCCTTCGTACATAGTGGTATGTTACCTCCTTGTCAGGGCGTTTTCAACCGCCTTGCATAAGCGGGGCACGTAGCCCGTAAGTTCGCTCCAGAGCGCCGTCTCCCCCGATGCCTTTAGGGCGAAGAGATCGGCGAACACCTCGGCCTCGCGCTTTCCCTCCATGTTCCAATAGCGCATAGGATGCCCCCACCGCCCTTCTATCCTGCCAGAGGTGAGCCCAGAAAAAAGGTCGCTCACGGGCGGAAGGTCGTTCCATCCCTTGGCGACAAGATCCTGCTTCAGCTTTTTGCCCATTTCGAGCAGCTCTCCAGTCTTCGTATCCATAAGAGCCCCAAGGTCCTCATTGAACGCCGAGACAAACTCATCGCTCCGGGAATAATGGGAAAGCACCTTGAAATCGATGCCATGACCAAACTCGTGGGCGAAGACATCAGGCCCGGCGCTTCGCCGCAGGACGACCGTCTCCGTGGAAGGACTATAATACGACTGCCCACGAGGCGGGGCGAGCCTATAGGAGAAATCAAACGAGTGGTCGGCCACCATGGCGCGGACCTCGTCCGGCGCGTTCTTGAAAGCTTTCTCGGCCACGGCTCGGAGCTTGGCATCCTGGATCGCCTGAAAGGAGATCTCCACCGTGGGTACAACTACCGGCTTCTTGCGTGGCTTTGGCGCAGCCTTTGTCTGCTTTGGAGGCCTCTCTCTCCTTCCTAGTATCTCGATATCGCGGTGCTCGATCCCGAGGCTGGAGGCGAATGCCTCGATATCATCCATAAGCCCGTACGCCCGGGCACGCTCGGCCATGCCTTGTGTCATCTTGTAGAAGCTGCCCTCGTCGATGGGGTTGCCTCCAAATCCTTCTGACGTCGGGTCCTGCCGGAGCGCATCGGCGTCGTCCGGCTTCCATTCAGGGTTCTCCTTTCGGATCTGATCCACTTCCTCGGGATAGACACCCCGCACCGTGGAACGGCATCGGAAGTGAAGTGGTGGCCAGTTGCTCTTCCAGTAGGGATGCGTGGCCGGCAAGATCGTGCCGGTACGTGATCGGCAGATAGAGGTCTGCCGATCATCCTCTATCCCTAGAAATTCGAGGTACTCCGGCTGTTCGCGCGCGAACTCGGTGGCACGCCCCGCGTTGTAAGCGGTCTGCACGTTCGTCCGATAAACAATCTCCCAGTACTTGGGCGAGTCGCCCGAGAGCCCCGCGGCGTCGAGCGCTCGCGTTTCCGTCCAGAATTGTCCGACGCCTTTGCCTTCCTCGATGGCCGTGGTAACCATGCGACGCACCTGCTCGATGCTGTCGTGGCTTGAGAGCGCAGCCACCGTGAACGCCCTGAAGCGCAGCTTCGGTTCCAGGTCCTTCCACTCGTCCTTTGTTACAGGAACCCTGCTTTTCATGAAGGCCACGGCTTCTTTAAAGGAGAGCGCGTCGGGAGTATCGGCAAGATCGAGGCTGGACGCGGGTGAAGCGTGGTCTATGCCGAGCATCCAGGAGAGTGCAAAGAGCTTTTCAGATGTTTCGATGAGCGAAGTAGTGGGATCGGGAGGAGCGGTATTGATGGCGTTCTCGTCTGTTGGACCGCCGGCCGCGTCGACCGCGGCCATCCAGGAAAGAATCTGGGCGCGCAAGAGTTCGACGATGACCGTCTGTGAAGCGGCAGCCACCGAATCAAGCTCGCGTGCTTTGTCTAGTTCTTGCTGGAGGATCCTGGCTCGACGATCCTTAGCCGCGGGCGCTTTTTTTTTACGTCGTCGGCAAAAGCCGCCACCGGTGCCTGAACGGCCGGCGCCTGTACAAAGGCATCGGCATCCTTTTCCGGCCTTGGCAGGCCATAACGATCATATAGGGTGGAGAGCGATACAGGCACACCCAGGGCGATCGCGTCTTTTACCACAGCCCAGGATGCGTAGTCGGAAAGATCGAACTGTACCTGTGGCGATTCTTCCCCAGGGCCGAAATTCAATTCGACAATCCAGTCCACTACCTGTTGCAGCACAGGAGCGATGTCCCTGCAGGTCTGCTTTGTGGCTGAGAGGAACGTGTCGGCATGTACTTGAGCCTGGGCGCGGGTGCCATTCTCGGCTTCCTGTACCGCAAGGCTTTGATAGACGATCGCGTAGGCGATCTGTGTATCACACCAGTCCATAAGGGCTTTGAACTCGGAGAGCTTGCCGTCGACGGAGATGACCTCCACACTCTTGATATTGGCAAGAGCCGCGCCTGACCCCGAGGACACTTCGCCGAGGGCTTTCGCCAATTCCGCAGCCCGAGCCCTGGCTTTCTCCTCGCCCTCTTGGTTGTCGAAGAGCGCGAGGATCGACGGCACGGAAAACTTTTCCGTCGCCATGAGCCAGAATTCGAGCGCGGCCTTCTTAAACTTCCAGGGCCAGTAACAGGCTTTCAGGATCGAGGTGCCGTAGGGATTTTCGGCATCCTTGTCGTGGCGCCACACCAGCCACTTATAGGACTGGGAATAGAGATCGAGCAAGGTCCCGTCGCGGGTGCGGTGTTTGAGCCGCCCTTCCTGGTCAAAGGTAAACCGCTCGGGCTTTCTCGCCACCACGTCGTCAGGGCGCCACCAGCCTGCGTCGTTCTTCCAGATAAGCTCCACCGCAGCGTAGCCGTAGTCCATGGCCGCAAGGAGCCGCTTCACAACGTTCTCCAGGGGGAAATCGTCCAGGCAGCGTTTCACTTCCTCGACCACCACCGCACGCGCCTGGGAGGCGTCGAGCCTTATGGGGTAATTCAAAACTGCCGATTTTGCGACCGTTAAAAGACTCTTTACACGGCCATCGATCTTCATTTCACGGTAGATCGAAATGGCTTCTCCCGCGTCGCGCAAGACCTCATCGGGGTTGGGCAGATAGCCCATGAACGACGAAAGGGAATCGTCCATTTTGATGACGCGCGCGGTAAGTGTTGCTTGGTCGGGGGTAGATTTTTTCATCGTTTGAATCCTCTCAAGATAGTCCTCGCGGCGGAAAGAATGCCGCTTTGACCGAATGGGATAATGGAGGGCGCCCCGGGGCCGCGAGCGGCGACATCCACCGCATACCAAAGGGCGTCGCACTGGTCGTCAAATTTTGTCTTTGGAAAATTCGTAAGCTGCTCGATGAGATCGGCGTCGCCCTTCTCGCGGATCCTCAGCGTGCCGTTCTCGATGAGCGGCGAAAGTGAGCGGAGCTTGGCTGCCTTGGCGTTCGCCGTCGTCGATGCCTTTATTTTCTTGATCGGCAAATAGATACCTTCGGCCGCCGAAAGATCCACCACATAATTGGCATAGATCCCGGTGAAGTTCACTTCCTCCCAGCCTATGAGCTCGTAGCGGAATACCCGGTGCTTTTCAATGAGCTGGCGTACCGTTTCCGTCTCGGAGCAAGGGCGGCCCCATGAGTCGAGTACCCAGAGCTTACCCCGGGGATCCACGCCGATCGTCACGATGGCGGTCTGGTCGTGCTTGCCCGTGGCCGGGTCAACGCCGGCAAAAGTCCGCATAGAGCCCAAGGGATACTCGAGCTGCATGTATTCGTGCATCTTAATCCAGTCGGGCTTTATGATCCTGTCAGCGTCGGAGAGGGGCTCGTTTTCGTACTCCGTGGAGAAGACATCGGCGCCCAGCTGGTCCCGTTTCTCAAGGAGCACCTCGGCTGGCCAGTTCTCCGGCCACAGTGGTGTCACTCCATCCGGCATCCAGCACGACAGGCGCACGGCGATCCAGCGCTTGAGCGTTCCCGCTTCCACTTCGGACATAAGGCGGCTTATGGGGTCGTCGGCGTGGAAAATCGTGTTGACCCAGATGATGAAGGCGTCCTTGCCCAAATTGAACACGACGCGCTTGAGCCATTTGTAGATCTTCGCCCTGATCGTCGGTGACTCGACATCGGCATCCTTGAGCACGTCGTCCAGGAGAATGAGATCGGGGCGGTATTGGCGGAATCTCGTGCCGCGCATAGAAGCGCCGGAACCCTTGGCCTGGAGACAGGCGCCGATCGTAAGCTCCAGCCTGTCATCCCTCCAGAGGTCCCCTTTAAGATCCCCGAAATCCTCAAGGATCGCCTCGTTTTCCTCGAGCTCGCGCTTGATGTTGGATAGGTTTTCTTTCGCGGCCGCGGCCGACGAGCCAATAAGAAGCACGTAACGCGACTTGCCCGACAGCACGCGCCACAGGGCGTAGGCGAAGCTCCAGCGCACGGTCTTTCCGTGTTCGCGGGGTTCGATGAACATAGCACCGGCAAGGCGGGGGGTCGGCTTCAAATAAGTATGGTATTTAGCGGCTACAAAGCTTTTGAGTTTTTCAGCCACTTGCGGCGATAGCGACTGCGTGTCTGCTACATCGTAGAGGACGCGCTGATACTCCGCCGGATCGGTGAAAAAGTAATCACCAAGGTAGGTTTTGCAGAAGAATCCGAAGTCGCGTTTGGCGCGGTCCACGCGGGCTCTTTTGGCTTTCTCCTTGCTGGCGGCCTTGGTCGTGCCCACCAGCTCGGCGATGACGGATGGCTGCTTCACGATCACTCCGGCGAGAGGGCGGCAACACGCTCCGCCAGGCGTTCGGCCAGGTCAGCGTCGGTGGCGAGATCCGCCTTCAACGCCTCGATGACGGCGCGCTTCGCGGCCTCGAATCCCGATCGGTATTTCATTCGTACCGAGCCAAGTTTTGCCTGGGCGTTGGCGAGTCTGCCGGCGGCGAGAATGGCGTCACCAGGATCGTTAAAATCGAGGGAGTCGATCGCCTGAGACTCGCGGAACAAAAGCCCGGAGAACCTGGTCACCATGGCCTCGGCGAGATCCGTGTTCGGGTTATCCCTCACCGCGTCCATCATGACACGAGCTTCCTCGATGGAGGTGCGCATGTCGGCGGCGATTTCCTTCGAGTCTTTGAGCGAGCGGCGAACCGCCTCGCGCGAAATGTCGAATCCTTCGCCCTGGAGCTGATCGGCTATTTCCCTGATCGTGAGTTTGTCCCTGGTGTAGAGTTCCAGGATGCGATCGACGAGATCGAAGAGGTCAGCTTTGGAGCGGCGTCCCATCTACTTACCCTCAGGCAGGATCGACACCGCAGGATCGGTGATTGTTCCGTCCACCAGGTCGATGCCGGCAGGCGCCGCTTTATAGATGCACACGCGCTCTCCGCCCTTGAAGGGATGTGGGACCTCCGTCCTAGACAGGTAGCTCTTGTCCGCCATGTAGGCGAGCGCCTGTAGGATGGCGTCGTATTCGTAATACTCATAGAACACACCCACCACCGTGCGCTCGTCGACGCCTTCGGGGTAGATATGCCGCAAGAACTCTAGGATTTTCCCTCGCAATACATTGGCTTTCATTTTTTAGGCATCTCCTTGAACACGCTGACAATGAGGTCATATAAGCGGTTTATCTCGGCCCGCCAGCCGGAAAATTCCTTGTAGTGCTCTTCCCTGGGCAGGTAGTCGCGCTCGACACTGGACATGCGCGCCTGGAGTTCATCCATTCGCTTGTCGGATCTCGCGGCCCGCTCGTCGAAGTCCTTCTTGAGGGCGGCGATCTGCAACCGCACAAAGTCCTGCAAGGAGGCGGCACGCTTTTCGTCTTTCTCGGCGTTCTCGTTCAGCTTACGCAAGAGAACGCCGAGAAGAACGGTAATCACGATCAGCGCCGGAGCGCTTCCGTATTCGAGCAATTTTTCGATCAATGTTTCGATGCCCATGTCTCACCTCAATCCTATGTACATGCACGCAACCACGCCTACCGCGAATCCGATCACCATAGATCCTCCGGATGCACCAAGGACGACGCCCCAGCCCGGGGCTGACGCCTGCCTCTTTGCCTGGGATCCCATCGCTTTCGACAAGCTTTCCCAGTACGCGGCGTCAGGGTAGGAATCCAGGAGCCCCGCCTTGTAGCCTTCATCGTACGCGGCGCGAATCTGGACGGCGGCTTCATTCCATACGGCATCAAGGAGATCCCGTACCGTCGTCCCTTCGTAGGATCTCCCTAACTCGATCAACTGACCGACGGGAGAACTCGTCGACATGGGATTCTCTTGCGCGCTCAAGATCGTCGGCGCGAGGACTGCCAGCAACAAGATCATGAGCGGGCGTAGTTTCGATTTCATTGATTACCTTTTCCTTCGCGGCCTGGGCCGCACCTTGTACCGTTTCCATCGCCTCCTTGCTGCGCGCGGAACGACACTGATAGAACGCGATCGACACCGCTACCGACGCAATCAGGGCAAGGGCCGCAATGGCGCCTAGCGCTGTGGTGGAATAAACTTTTCGATCCATAGCGACACATCCACAGGAGCGAAGATAGCGACGACGAAGAGCGCCCCTTTGATCACTTCGTCGATATTGATGGCGGGATAGACCCCTGAAATTTTGAGAGCCAGAGCAGCAGTAACTACAAGGGCGGCGTACGCTTTGGCAAGAAGCGTGAGCTGCTTCCCCTTTAAAGGCTTAGCTGGTTTCTTGCGCATCAAAAGACCCCCTCGGCGCTGAAGAGATGCGCCCATTTCCGTTCCGAGGCTACCGGCTTCGTCATGCTCATGTATTCTTGCATCGAGATCCCGACGGCGAATCCGGAGGATCCCGCATCGTAGCAGGCGCTCCAGTCGCCCCATGAGTCGAGCAGGTAGATTCTACGCACCGATTTCAGGGATACCGTGGCGGGGTTCTTTAGTTCATCGATGGATTGCGTAGAGGAAAAGCCGACGATAGCAACCAGGTGCCCACCCCGCGTCATCGTAGTCGACACTACGGAAGCCGCATGTTTTTGGGCGAGGCGGAAAAGAATCTCCTGGAGAGACACACTTAATGAAAATGTTGTTACCTTGCTGCCTATGAGCTTTTCATTTACTGCCCAGGAGAGCATGGCATGCACCTCGCGGGGTGGCATTGAGGCCATGGAAGGGAATTCCTTGGCAAGTTTGTCTTTTGCTTCCCGACTTCCCAGAATCTTCGCGAGCTGATCTTCGGGCTGTCCTTCAACCGCCGGCAGCTTGATGCCGGTTGCCTTGAGTGCGTTGATCATGGAGGTGACATTGCAGGTATCGGCTGGATCGATGAGATTATTTCGCTGAGTGTGAAAATCGTCCTTGTTCGCGATAATCAGTTTCACCACGTCCTCCCTGGGATAAAGCCTATACCAGGCGGGGGTGGTGATGCTGGAATGTAGCGGAACTAGCTTTTACTGGAAGTATTTTCCGACTCGATGCTGTCTTTTCGGATCGTAAAATGCACGGTCTGCGCGTAGTTAAAAATGCTCACGACCGTATCGACAATAAGAAAAAGAGCATAGAGCCCCGCGCCCACCAAAAAGGCTAGCACAACGAAGTTGACAGTATTGGCGAGGCTAGCACGCACGGGAACCATTTTGATGATCGGGGAAAGCACTTTCAGAAGGAAGGAACCAATAAGGATCGCGGCCTGCACGAGGATGGACATGCCGAACACTGCCGTCGTTCTCTGCTGGTAACTGAATCCACTTTTGCCAGCGGGCTTCGATGCCCGGCGGATAAAGTCAGTATTTCCTAACCCCGCGATGAGTGCATATCCTGCAAGAGTAACACCAATGATCCCGGGAAGGATAAGAATGATCGTATCCGCAACAAGGGCAATGAGATCCAGAAGGGAGACTTCAAAATAGAAACAAGCAAGGGGAACTAGTATCCCAATGATCGCGGAAGGCCAAAAGTACTTTTCCTTCACAAGGGAAGCGACGTCGTACACCTCAAGAAGGCCCTTAAGGCCCATCGGGTGAGACGCTTTCAATCCTTCCCGCTCATTTTTGGTCACTTCGGAATAGCTCCTTGGTTTTATCATAAACCATAGTTTCTGCCTGATCTATATCCGGCACCTCGATAGGCATGATTCTCGGATGGGCGAGTGTATTGATTTCCTCACTCCTCCCCTCGTCATTCTGTATTTTCGCCTTAGCGCTTCCATAGCTCTGGGCAACCATTAGGAAGCCTTTCAATAGTTTCCCCGAAAGCATAAGCCGTCCACCCTTGGGGGCCCTTGCTTCGATTGTCGCCTTCGCCGTGCCAGATTCTTTCAATTCGCCGTCGATAAACTCTTGTGCATCCTGGGTGGTGTCGCCATTGGTCGGCTCTACTTCTATACGTAAATACTTGAGGCTTTTTGCTTCAAAAATCCGCTCAAAAATATCATCGGATTGTTCCACAAAGGTGGAAACACTTTCGTCGTCGTAAATCGCCAATGCTAGGATTTTTCCGATCATAGCACATATTGTATGGATGGACATTTTGGAGGTTTTCGGCACCGCGAAACGGTGCAGCTCAGGATAGAAAAAGAAGGTAATATCAACGCAGTTGGGGAATTTCTCTTTAGGTACTTCATGCGGCTCGATTTCCATATTCTCCAAATTGAGCCATGATTCCTCATCGATCTTGGTAAACCGGGCAAAGTTCCCGTGGAGGCCCTGGGAGGATGACGAGGGGAAGAGCTGGCGGATAAGCCCGTAATGCTCGCCCCGCACTTTCACAGGCTTTCGGCTCTTATATGCCTCCATGACAATATCGCTATAGGCCTGGGTGCCGGATCGGCGATTCGACTCTAGTCGAACATTGATGAGGTGGTAATTTAAATGGATCGTTTTGACTCTTTTAGAACGTCTCATACGCGCTCCTTTTTAGCATCCTTTATTTAGTTACTTTATTCGCGAATTTCCTTTCTGTTTCTCTGTTTCAATTTCAATTCAAGCCTCAATTCCGGCTTTCTTAGTCGAGGCAGGCCATCGTGGATTTCTACAGAAGAGGCTTGGAGTTCAGGCGCAGGATCAAAAAGATCGTTCTTGTCCTTTTCTGAATGTTTCACAGAAGCGGCTCTCTTTATCACAAGCTGCTTAAATCAGACCTGATTTTTTCTAAGTATATATTCTGATTCAAGTACACAAGTGATATGAATTCGTTATAACGCCCTTTAAAGTGGTATATATTGAGCTTGGTAGCTCTATTGGTTCCCCATTCATATTCTTCCATCAAATCATTATTTATTTTATTTGCTTTTCCGTATTTTTCTGACAATATAGAAACCATTTCTTCAAGCGAAATATTTGAATTTATTTTAAATGCAACGCTATAATATTGCTCTTTATAGAAAGAAAAACATAGTTGAGAATTTCCACCTGCAATGTTGCCCTCGAATGTAGTATTTGTTCTTTCTTCAGATATCTGTTTAAACCCCTTACTTGCCATAATTCCAACAATCTCAGGCCTTAAAGTACCCCATTCAATATCCAGAAACTTTATTTCCTGCTGTGAAAAAACAGCTGTTGCGCAAGTTATAAGAATAAGTGCCACCATTGATATTTTTTTCATAATATTTCTCCTCCTCAATACGGATGCTTATGGAACCAGGCAAAAACGCGCCCATGGATTAACAGCTGGCCATTGGAAGCCATTTCGGCGGAAATTATCTCGGCGTCGGGATACCGCTTCTGGTTCTCCGAGGCGATGATGATTTTCCGGTCCGCCAGCCGATATTGAAGCCTCTTCACGCGCATCTCGCCAAACATAGAAATAACAAAGATCCCGTCGCCCTGGATATCCACCCTATCAAAGATGCACCAGTCCCCATTGAAGAGCGAGATGTCCGACATGGAATCACCCACCACCTGCACAATGCCACAGGACTCGGGGCGATGGAGACCGAAGAGATCAAAAACGATAGGGATGAGCCCTTCCGTCTCTTCAAGCTGGGTAGCTTCTTGGCCAGGCCCCGCGGCTGCGCGCTGGCTAAAGAGAGGAATAAAGGCTACTGCCTGCGGATCCACCGTTGAGAGCGACATGGGCACCGGAACGCCCTTGCCTTTTCTGTACTTATAGAGTTCGAGATTGCGCGGCTGGCGAAGGTGGCGCGAGTTTAATATCTGGAAGGAAGATTTCCTTCCTTCTTCCTGCCCGGAAGCAGGCAAAAACGACACAGTGTCGTTTTTGTTTACTAAATTTTTCTCAGGCTCCTTTTCTTCTGGCAAATTCGTCACTGTGACACATTTGGAATCAGCGGGCAAATGCGACACAGTGTCGTTTTTCAAAACGGAAACTGTTTCCGTTTTAAGGAACATTTCACCATCGCCTGTTAAAAACCAATCAAGATTCATTCCGAAACTATTTTTCAATATTTGTAAAACCCCGATTGAAACAGACTTTCCATTTTCCCAACCAACAAGTGTCGATCTTGGGACATTTAAAGAACGCGAGAATTCTGCGACATTTAACCCTAATGCGTTACGAAATTCACGCAATCGGAACGAATGTTCAGATGATTCTACAATTCTTTTCACAATAATAACCCTTTTTCGTCATTTATCGCTTGACACATAACCCAAATGGGTCGATACTTATATTATCGATGGTTGCAGAAGCAACATTAACAAGAAAAGAGAAGAACGGCCGCCAGGCCCAAACCGAACGACCGTCCTTCAATAAAACCCCAAAAGGGGAGGAGGTTCTATTATGAGTCAAATTTCCGGAATGCGCAAGCATAAGACCGTGCGCATGATTCCCAGCCTGGAACAAGGAGCTTGGATCAATTACCAGTGCAAACGTCGGCAGGTTAAGCACGAGGAAATTGCCAGCAGTGCGGGAGTATCCCGCCAGATGGTCCAGCAGGTCATATATGGTAAGCGTACATCCGCAAGGATCCAGAAACAGATCGCCACAAGCCTCGGCTATGACTCCTGGATGGAGCTGCTTGCTGCCCGTAAGGGGGTAGCCGCATGAAACGATTCCTCAGAATGTTTAAATACGTTAGGGAACTCGAAGAAGACCTTGCCAAGGCTCATTTATCAATAGCGAGGCTCGAGTCCAGAAATCTCGAAGAGACAATTCCAGCGGATATTGATTCCGGATTGGCTACTTATGCCGAGCAAGGAGCCTGGATCTCGTACCAGATGAAGCGTCGAGGCTTAAAGCTCGACACTATCGGCCAGGCCTGCGGCGTCTCGTTCCAGATGGTGCATGCGGTTGTCTGGGGAAGAAAGACATCTGGGCGCGTCCAGAAACAGATCGCCACAAGCCTCGGCTATGACTCATGGATGGATCTGCTTGCTGCCCGCAAGGAGGTAGCCGCATGAACGAAAAATGCACCATCGAAGACATTGAAAGGTTCGTAAGCTCACGGCCTTTTGATAAGGAACTTTCTCAAACAGCGAGAGAGCTGATCGTTTTCATGGATTCCTTACCATGTCGCGAGCCAAGTTTTTTTAATAAGGCACGATCTGCGCGGCGTAAAATTCGGCGCACGATTTGTTACGCCATTTCTAACGCACTTGAAGACTTGGCAAGAAAGGCGAGGTACGCAGCATGAGCGAACCAAAACTTCTCAATAACACCTGCCCGCAATGCGGTGGCAGGCTGCGGGTAAAGAAGGGAGCCTATTTCACCTTTGCCTCGTGCTCCTGGTGCAATATAAGGATTGCGTGGTCAAAAGACCTGAAGTCTCCTGGTTGTTTCCAAGTTCGAACCGTTACCAAAGAAGGCGTCAGGCTTGGCGGACATTTTTACTTTGACGATTGTCTCCTCCCTTATATTGGGGAGAGAGTCCTCATTAAAGCCCGACCTTTTGGCGTGGATGTTTATCGGATGAATCAAAAACTGATCTGCTCCGGTCTGCCTTACGAATGGCTCGGTGGAGCTACAAACGAGGTGGCTCATTCTGCACAAGGGGTGAGCCTATGAACTCCCCTGAGTTAAGATACAACCTAGCGTCATTAAGATTTACTTCCGCAAGGAAGAGTACTTCGTTCAGGATCGCGGTTGAGCTCATTTTTCGCCTCTCGGGCTCGTCCTTAAATGCCAAATACTGGGCTTCGAGGCTCTTCACCAGTGATAGCATCCTTACAGGAATCTCGCCGGCACTCATGAAATCAAGCACTTTAAAGCAGAATTTTCTTACTGCGGCCTCCGAGGATTCCCCCTCTCTGCCTAAACCCTTAAGAACACTCGAAGCACAGTGTTTCAAGATTTGTGTTGCCTGCATTTCGTTCATAGTCCTCTCCCTCCTCCTGGTTTTGGTTGTTGTTGGCGCTTCAATCCTAGACCGGGAGGAGTTCTTTTTCAACGCCCGAGGGCTTGAAAGGAGGGCAGCATGAACGTCACCAGAATCCTTGCCATCGACAAGGTGCAGCGACAGATCTGGATAGGCTTCAACCTCACCAGGGCGGTGAGTGACCGCGACACCGAAGTCCTTGCGCGCACCCTGAAAGACTACGGTATTAAGTATAATTTAATTGCTACCGCATCCTCAGGGAAGCTCGGGAAAACCTTCGATCAGATCAGCGTCGCTCTTCCCTATCCGGCCTATGTCTTCGGCTTGGAAGAAAAGTACGAAATTTTCAAATCCGCCAAGCGCGCCATCGACCAGATCGTAGGCGGGAAGGTGTCGGCCGGCTTCCAAGCAAGAAGGCTTTTCTGCGGCGACCTGGCAATTACCCAGCTATACCAGAATCAAAAAAAGGAGGCCGTCAATGTTGGGTAAGAAACTAAAGAGCCCTTGCCCCTTCTGCGGCGGGTCGCTCCAAGTTGTCATGCACCTTTATAAAGCCAAGGAGTTCGTACCTCACCTCGAAGCGGAATGCACTGTGTGCCACGCCCATATAGCCTGGCCGGGACGTCGCGGGGCAACACTCGCCGACCTCATGGCCATCGCCGAGCAGCGCGTCCCCTGTATGCCCCAGTGCGGGCAAGACGCAACCAGAACCGTGGCGCACTGGAGAGCTGAACCTCCGCGCGTGGGAGGCCAGGGATGAAACGCTTTTTACGACGATTCGCCTTCGTGCGCGAACTTGAGCAAAAGTCTGAATCTGACAAGTACACCATAGAGAGCATGGCTCGGCACATCGACGCGTTGGACGCTATACGCATTCATCAGCAGGAGCGAATCGAGCTGCTGCAGACGGAACGCGATGAGTTATACCGGCATCTGAATGGGAGGCTGCCATGAATCCCGTCTCCACATCGACCATCGCCGGCGTCATGGGCTGTACGCGCCAAGCCGTCCTTCAACGTGCAAAGGCAGAAAAATGGCCGGCGAAGGCGCGGGGGAAGGCTCTGAAATTCGTCCCCTCTGGGTTGCCAAACGACATTCTCCATCAGCTAACAAAGTTTGATGACGCGCCCCGCGAACTTGATCATAGTACCAAGGAGAGCTACAAGAAGTGCAGAGATAAGGATAGGGCTACCGCCCAGCAGCGCGCCGCCCTCCTGTCCATGTATCGACAGTCAGGGCTTTCCGTGCAGGCGTTTGTGCAGGAATATAACGCGGGCCACGTATCGCGCACACTCCTCGACGGAATCGGCAAGGCGAGCGTAGCCACCTTCTATCGCTGGCTCGGCGCCTGGGAAGAGTCTCGTATCGATGGGCTCGTGCCAAAGTGGTATGGCCGTGCCCCGGCAGGAGAAGTGCTTTCCGATCTCGCCAAAGGGTATCTTCAATATTATTACCTAGACCAACGCAAGCCTTCGGCTCGCTGGGCTTGGATGAAGGTGAGCGAGCAAATTCCTAACGCCCCCTCATACCAGACAGCTCTGCGATACCTGAAGTCCCTTCCAAAACCCTACATCGACTACTATCGCCAGGGGAGAACGAAGTTCGAGGCCGCGCATTTACCTTATATTGAGCGAGATCCCTCTCTGTACCTTCCTATGGACCAACTCGTATCTGACCACCATTGCTTTGATTTCCTGGTCGAGAAGGACGGCGTCCTCTTCCGTCCCTGGATCACCGCGGTGCAGGACTACCGCTCCGCCAAGATTGTGGGCTTCTGCCCTACGGTCTACCCTTCAAGCCTCTCGATCACGTTGGCCTTTTACATCGCCGTACGCCGCTTCGGAGCAGCCAAGCTCATCCACATCGATAACGGCAAGGACTACCGTTCAGCCATGCTGCGGGGAGGCACCAAGAAGATCATTACCATGAACGAGGATGGGATCCCCGAAGAAGAGCTTGTCCATCTCCAAGGCGCATTCTCGGTGTTCTCCGACGATGTGACCTACGCCATGCCTTACCACGGGCAATCAAAGGGGCGCATGGAACGCTTCTTTGGCACTACAGCGGGCTTCTTTTCCAAGGAGATCAGTTCCTATGTCGGGTCAAACACGACGACGCGCCCCGAAGACGCCGCGCTCTTCTGGCGAGCGTTCAACAAGCAGGCCATGCGCCATGATGTGATTTCCTGGGACAATTTCGTCCTTGCCTTAGCCAAATACATCGACTGGTATAACTCCTCTTGGCGGGGCGACGCTAAAGGGCTCGAAGGCAAGACTCCCGACGAAGTCTTCGCCGAACTCGCGCCCCCAATGCGTACCGTGGACGAGGAAACGCTTGTACTCGCTTTCTCACGATCAGAGGTTCGCATGGTCTTCGAAAACGGTGTGCGCATCGATGGAGTCTCATTCTATTCAGACAAGCTCGCACCCTACCTTGGACAGAAGGTTTTCGTCAAACGGCCTTTATTTTACAAAAACGAGGTGATCGTCACCAGCATCACTGGCGCGCTCATCTGCACGGCCAAGGCAAACTACTTCAAGGAAACCGGCGATCTCGCCATCGACAACGGCAGGGTGAACGCCGAGCGGAAAAAGGTGCTCGAACTGGTGCGCAATTCGGCCAAGGGGCGCGTTAAGCCTGCTGAGTCTTTCGGATTCCTCGCCCAAATTGCGAGCGAGGCGGAAGACGATTCAAAGAAGCTCGTGGCTTGTGGCGAGGTGGACCATGGTGCCTCGGCGGCGCAGAAGCGCGAGGACGACAACGAGCGCAGCAGGGCATTCATCGACCTTTTAATGGAGGAATGATATGGATCAGCAACTTATCCAGAAACTCGATATTCATCTGCAGAAATACGGTATATCCAACAACAAGGCGGCGGCGGGCATTGGATACACGCCCTCGGTGCTCTCCCAGTGGCGAAAAGGGGAATATAAAGGCGACGTCGAAATGGTGGAGTCTCGGATCCGCTCCTGGCTCGACCTCCAGGAAGCCAGGGAAAAATCCGGTGTCATCCCCTTTGTGCCCCTAAAGCGCACCGCCCGCATAAAGAGCGTGGTTCGGATTGTGCACGAGGAAAAATTCATCGGCCTCGTGCTTGGGAATTCAGGTTCGGGTAAGAGCCGCGCCCTGGAGGAGTACGCTGCTGAAAATCCCGCCACCACGATCCTTATCAAGTGTGACCCCATGATGAACCTGCCGTCGCTCATCGCCAGCATCTCGCGGTCCATCGGACTCGATTCCCACGGAAGGCTCTCCGAGGTGTCCGACCGCCTCATTGAGGATTTAAAGCGCCGCGATCTCGTCATCATTCTCGATGAAGCCGACTATCTCACCGACGCGGAATGGGAGTGGGCCAGAATCGCCATCAACGACAAGGGCCGCACCGCCCTCGTGATGGCGGGCCTGCCCCGCATCGAAGGAAGGATCAAGAGCTTCAAGGCCGACCATCGCCAGATCGAGAACAGGGTAGGCTTTATCTATACCGCCGACGACTTGAGCTCGGGCGAGATCCGCGACGTGCTCGCGGCAGTGTGGCCGGCTGGGGTGGACGAAATCGTCGCCAAGATCTTCGAGCAGTCTTCCAAGGGAAATCTCCATAGTCTCGTGCGCCATATTTCCCTTGCTCGCCGCGGTATGCGCGCCAGCGAGGGCCTTGAACTGCCCACGGCCGACATCGTGTCCGATGCGGCCAAAATGTTGATTAAATAGGAGTAGAGCATGAAAAACTCGAGCCTGCACGTCATAAGCAACACCAGCGATGATTCCTACGCGCAGAGCGCCCTTCCTGGCACCGACCTCCCCGAGATGGCGACCATCCAGAGCGAGCTCATTCTGAGAGTCATCGGCCAGAAAGCAGTGAACAAGGACACCGCCAAAAGCGACCTTTCCGCCCTCTATGGCATCCTGGGGGGGCTGGCCCAGAAGACCGTGATGACCGTCTTCGCCCTGGGGAAGATCCTCTCCTTTATAAAGGAAGAGATCCCTCATGGTGAATTCGTAAACTTCATCGAGGCACAGTGTCCATTTGATGTACGATCCGCCCAACGCTACATGCGCGTCTATGAGTGCTACAAGGATTATCCCAAAAAGCAGCTGGAGGAGATGGCGCTAAGCCAAGCCTACACCGAGGCGGGCATCAAGAAGCTAGCCGCCCCGCCGAAGGCTGCGGGTGATGAGGAAAAGGATAATGACGATACGCCCGACTACGGACTTCCTAAGGTGGAAGAATACAGCCGACTCTTCAAGACGCCACCCGTGTCCGGCGTGAGGCTTGCCCGCTACCGAGTGTTCTCTGTGGAGGACGGTAAGATCCACGCCCTCAACGAGGCGTTGGGTATCTATCCTGTGGCCGAGCTTCATCTGCCACGCCACTTGGACAAGCCTGATGCCCGCCTTGCTTTCGAGCAGGCCCACAAGGATGTCTGCATCGCCCTGGAAGTCTACTACGCCAGAATTGAACAACTCGAGGATGCCGGGCTTCTCCATAAGCCCGAAGAACGTCGTATCGCGGCAATCATGCAGAAACAACGTGGAATCACGGACATGCCAGAACAGCCTAAGAAAAAGGCAAAAAGGAGTAGAAAGTGAATACTAGATTGGTCACACCAGTACAGGCGACTCGTAGGGAAGTCTTAATCCACTTCGAGCTCCACGAAGACGCCTACGAAAAACTCAAAACCGCCTTCGACGCAGTGCGTAAAGAACTCGACGATGGCATGTTCGGGGAAGCCCCGGAATGGACCTCAATACGCCGCGCTAGGGGCAAGCTATATGAAATGGGCGAACTCCTCAAGAAGGAACTCGTCATTGTCCAGGATCCCGTAGAGGATCCAGAAACCACGCAAGGAGGTGCGGCATGAGGTATAAGCCGGAAGTCCAGCCTATTCAGACCATCGATGACGCCGATAGGGTCCTGGTAGAGCTCTGTGGCCTCGAAGGAAAACTCGAGGAGATCGACACAAAGTCTGAGCGCGAAATTGCCCAGATAAAGGAACGGGCAGCGACCGCAGGGAAACCGATCCGCGAGCGCGTGAAGGAACTCAACGCCACGCTCAAAGCCTGGGCCGAATTCCATAAAAAAGACCTCTTCAAGGAACGAAAAAGCCTCGAAAGGCCATTCGGAACCTTCGGTTATCGCAAGTCACCAGTGACGATTTCTGTCTCAAAGGACACCATCGGCCTACTCAAGAAAATCGGGCACACGGAATGCGTCAGGATCAAAGAAGAGGTCGACAAGGAAGCCCTTCGTGACTTCACTGACGAGGAGCTGACTGCGGTGGGCGCTTCCAGGAAGGCCAAGGAAGAATTCTTCTGCCAGACCAAGCGCGAACAGGTCAACCAGAATCTTATTAAGTCGGCCTAACGGCTACGGACCGCCTGAGGAAAATATTCCAACGACGGTCACAAGGAGGCTGTATGAGCAAAATTACGGAAACCGTTTTGCTGATCATCTCTCTCATCGCCTGCGCTCCTTTTTCGTACCTTGTGTTTAATGCGCTCGCGTCCATAGGCCGCGATGTCGTTAAATCGATAATAACTGCCCATAAGGAGGGGCACACATGCTCGAAAACAGAAACGCGAAGCTTGCGGTAATCCACCTTGCAAAAAAAGAATGCGCCCTGGACGACTCAGCGTACAGGGCGCTCATCATTGGCGCCGCCGGAGTGGAAAGCTCTTCACAGATAGAACAAGAGGAACAATTCGACGCCATCATGCTCGCCTTCAAACACCTTGGATTTATGAGCTCTGGAGCGATAGCGAGAAAGAGATCTCCTTACGCCTCGCGCGGACAACTCGCCTATATAAGGAAGCTTTGGGAGTCGGCTTCGCGCGAAAAGTCGGATTCAGCGCTGCGCTCCATGGTCAAGCGTATCGGTCACGTCGACGATATAAAATTTCTCTCAAAGCAGTCCGCCCAAGCATTGATTCTTGCCCTCCGTTCCATGTGCTGGCATGCCGGGAAAAACCCTGATGAGCTGAAAAAAACTACTAAGGAACCGGGGGTTATATCATGATTACTATCCCAGACAGCATCGCTCGGCGCGACTGGATCCCGATTCTCTCAAAAGAAGACGCAAACAATTCGTGGAAATCGTTTTTCAGAACCCTTGCACGCTGCCCTCAATGTGGTAACAACGCTTCAACAAATGGGAAAGGCTCCTGGAGATGCCCCCGCTGCGGATGGGAAAAAAACCCACCCGTGCAGTTGCACACCACCAAGAACAAGGTGACATGATGCTCATATCCGTCGACCACGCGGCAAAGAAACTCAAGACAAAAGCCAATAACGTCTACTACCTTATCGCGATGGGAGAACTAAGCGGGTACAAGGTGCGCTGGATATGGCGCCTATGGGAAAAAGAGGTGGATGAATATGCCCTTTGCCGACCTGAAAGAAGAGCTGGAAAAACAGCTACCATCGATCCTTAA